CGGCGGGGGAGGTAATAGGTCACAATCATCGAGGGTCTGACATCAAGTGGTTGCGTACCCGCTGCTTGTTTCACCGACTACCTTGCCCTCCGACTTTCGTAACTATTGATACGTGGTCGGATGCTCGCAAGTATTTTAGGTTCAATTCAAACTCCCTCAAGTACATAAGTAAATTCCTTGGCCTAGAAGGTAAGCTCGACACAGGTAGTGGTGCTGGGCTGTGGGAAAAGGTAGTTTTCGATAAAGACAAGGAAGCTATGAAGCAGATGAAACTTTACTGCGACAGAGACGTGGATCAAACGGCTAAGGTGTTCGCGGAATTCGCACCATACACCGAACCGACAGGACATCGTGGTATCTCTATGCAAGATTGTCCTAACTGCGGTAGTATGAACACAAAGAAGGAGAAGGACCGTATCACAGCTAAGGGAACAAAGACAGTGCAATTTCAGTGCCGGGAGTGTGGCAAATATGCTCAGGTGGCTGCTGGGAAATGGTACAACAACAAGAGCATTCTATGAGAGTCTTATTCGAAAAGGATGGATGGGAAATACGTCAGCTTAGTCCTACTGCTGATGGTGTTTATGGAGCCCATACACAGTGTTCACCTTATGCGTATTATGTACACCTTTACAAGTGTGATAGCTGTGAGGTACCAACTCCAGACGGCATTCAAGCTTTAGCTCGTCTCTGTAATTGGAAGACCAAATGAGGGTGTACCTCTGCGGTCCTATGGCAGGCTGCACGTATGCGGCAGCATCGGAGTGGAGGGACGAGGCTACGTTCTGGCTGCGAAGACACGGCATAACTGCGCTCAACCCTATGGATCGCGACTATCGTGACGACCCACTGTCCCACCTCCCGGCGCTGGTCGAAGAGGACAAGATCGACATCGAGTTGGCTGACATACTGCTTGTCAACTTCACTGATAAGAGCATAGGTACCAGCATGGAGGTGTTGTATGGGTGGGAACACGGTAAGCGGGTGATCGTTGTGTCAGAGGATTTCACTGAGGACCCGTGGCTGGTGTATCACTCGCACAACATATACCGTACCATGGATGAGGCATACGACAAGATCTTCAGGCTATTCAAGGATAAGAACAGGACATGAGTATTAAAGACTATAGTGCAATCTTACGGTTAGAATCAGAGTGGGGTCTAGGTAAACCTAGACGTTACTACGGGGAGTATTGGGTTGCGTTGCATTTCCATGTTGATGAACAGGTTGGCTGGTTATCAGATATGTATGATGAGGACGGTAGTTGTACTACGTGTAGGTTAGCGTTTCCTGATAAGGTCGTAGGTATGCTGAACATGATAAATGGATTAATATGACCAACTGGCAAGAGTGGTTCGTACCACCGGATGAGACAGACGACCCTGCTGATACCGAGTCCAGCAGGAGGGAGGCAGCAGCAGAAGCGGCAGGGTCTAGGAATAGATACGTAGACGAGATGCTGTACACCAAGCCTAAGCCACGGCCACGGTGTGTGTCGTGTCGGAAGTTCATGGGATACAGCTCAGGCATGTACATCATGATAGCAGACCCATGGCGCTTGCACATCAGTTGTTTTGAGAGGGTAGTAGAAGAAAGGTTTGAACAGGGTGAGGTGATCGACCTTACCACCGGAACAATACACAAGCTAGACCCAGAGGCTGAAGACGAGTAATGGAATATAAAGATGTATCCTTCTCTTTGAAGGACACGTTCGTTCAAAAGTACAAGTGGAAGCAGCCGAAGTGGGGGCCTCTCGGATACTTTACATACAAGCGTACCTACGCACGACCACTGAGTGCCAACAAGACCGAAGAGTTTTGGCAAACCCTTCAGCGTGTGGTGGAGGGGTGTTTCGTGATTCAGAAGCAGCACTGCCACCACTACTACCTGCCTTGGAACGAGCGCCGGTCCCAGCGGTCAGCGCAAGAGATGTTCAAGCGTATGTGGGAGTTCAAGTTCTTACCCCCTGGCCGTGGGTTGTGGGCAATGGGGTCATCGTTTGCTTTTAAGAAGGGAGGTGCCTGTCTGAACAACTGTGGCTTCGTGTCCACAGCGGATATCGGCACCGCTCTTTCCACCCCTTTCGTCTGGCTTATGGATATGTCGCTCCTCGGCGTTGGTGTCGGGTTCGATACCAAGGGCGCATTCCAAGACAGAGAGGTCTTCCTTAGGGAGCCACGTCCTACCCAGGACACACATGTGGTGGAAGATTCCAGAGAGGGGTGGGTTGCTGTATTCAAGCGCATCCTTGACGCGTACGACGGTAAGGACTCCATGCCATCGGAGTTCGACTACTCGTTGGTGCGGCCTGAAGGTGCGATCATTCATTCGTTTGGGGGCATAGCTCCCGGCCCTGCCCCACTGGCTGAGCTAGTGGAGCGGACAACCAACAAGCTGGACGAGTACTTGGCAGACGAGAAGCCAGTCGATTCAACCCTCATCGTAGACCTGATGAACTTCGCAGGCGCAGCCGTGGTGGCTGGTGGTATCAGGCGCAGCAGTGAGATAGCGCTGGGTACCATGGACGACGAGGAGTTCAACAACCTGAAGGCTAACGGGGCTCTTGAAGACCCCACCCTTGCACGATGGGCGTCGAACAACACGCACATCGTAGAGGTAGGAGATGATTATACCGAGGCAGCTAAGCGAACGGAACAAAACGGAGAGCCAGGGTATTTTTGGATTTCAAATGCAAGAACCTATGGGCGTATGGGTGACCCTCCTAGCCATGTTGATCATCGTGTTATGGGTACCAACCCTTGTGGTGAGCAATCTCTGGAGAGCTATGAGTTGTGCAACCTTGTGGAGTCTTTCCCGATTAGGTGTGATAGCAAGGCGGATTATTATAAAACTCTGAAATACGCATACCTCTACGCCAAGACAGTGACCCTGCTCCGTACCCATGACCCACGTACCAATCAGGTCATGACCCGCAACCGGCGCATCGGGCTCAGCCAGTCGGGTATCGTTGAGAACCTGCACAGACGAGGGTTCCGAGAGCATATGAAGTGGTGTGATGAGGGGTACGCCATCGTTAAGAAGTGGGACAAGACTTACTCAGAGTGGCTAGGAGTGCCTGAGTCTATCAAGAAGACTACGGTTAAGCCATCAGGCTCCGTCTCTCTTCTGCCCGGGGTGACGCCCGGGATACACTATCCTCACTCTGAGTATTACATTCGCAGGATCAGGGTGGCTCGGACTAGCCATCTCGTCCAGGCCATGATCGATGCAGGGTATCAGGTGGTACCTGACTTGAAGCTAGGGGAGTCCACTATGGTTGTAAGCTTCCCGGTGCATGAACCTAACTTCTCTAAGCGGAAGGATGACGTGAGTATGTTTGAGCAGCTTGAACTGGCAGCTCAAATGCAGGCATATTGGAGCGACAACCAAGTATCAGTGACAGTCACCCTCCATGAGGGAGAAGACGTAGCCTCAGCCCTGTCCATGTATGACACGCGGCTGAAGTCGGTCAGCTTCCTACCCATCAAGGACCACGGGTACGTACAGGCACCGTATGAGGAGATCAGCGAGGATGAGTACGAAGGGATGATAACAAGGCAGAAGCGGCCGAAGCTAAACATCGGCCTAGAGGATGAGGGTAAGGTACTAGAGAAATACTGTGAATCGGAGGTGTGTGAGCTATGAAGCTAGTAGGGTGGGAGCACGCGGAGGCGACGAGAGAGATCGAGGTGATTCCGGGAGGCTACGTCCGGTTCATCAGCGTCATGGGGGATGACCTAACCATAGTGAACGATGCCCGTCAGAGCTACGACGTGGAACATAGGGAGCTGACCAATAGTGACTCAGGGCTTATTAACTTCCTTGTCAAGCACAAGCACGGCACGCCTATAGAGGGGGTGGAGTTCAAGTTCCAGATCAAAGCCCCCCTCCCAGTGGCTAGGGAGTGGATGAGGCACCGCTGGGCCTCGTATAACGAGGTCTCAGGGCGTTACGTGAAGCAGACGCTGGGCTTCTACCACCCAAGCCGGGAGGCAATACGTACGCAGGTAGGGAAGCCAGGGCACTATACCTACGAGGAAATTAAAGACGAGAAAGTTCAAGAAAAGGTTGCATATCTCTTCAGGAATTCCTATAATAGAGGATATGAGGACTACGAGGATCTGATAGAGCTGGGAGTAGCGAAGGAGCTGGCCCGTAACGTGCTGCCACAGGGCATGTTCACCAAGTTCATGTACAAGACCAACGCCAGAGGGCTTTTGAACTTCATGGCCCTACGTAACGATGACCGGGCCATGTACGAGATCAAGCTGTACGCTGAGGCGATAGAGCGGATCTTTGAGAAGCACCTACCTCTGACATACAAAGCGTTCGTTGACAATGGGAGAGTAGCACCATGAATGAAACTAAAAGCACTGATACGATGGTTGGTGACGCGATAAAAGAAGACATGGTCAACAGCCCATCTCACTACAACTCTGGTGGCATTGAATGTATTGATGCTATGAGAGCTATGCTGGGTGAAGAGGGATTCGTAGCGTACTGTAAAGGTAGCGCTTTCAAATACACATGGCGTTCTGGTCTTAAATTCGATGAAGAAGAAGATCTGAAGAAGGCAGTGTGGTACAACCGTATGGCTAGTGGTGACGACCCGCGCCTTGATCCCAACGAAGCATTGAAAGCCGCTGCACTCAAGTACCATGGCGCAATCCTAGACGGGACGCTGACGGTTGATGGTCCTCCGGACGATGTATCTAGAGGAAGCAACTATGGCTACTGGAGTGAGGCAGCGAAACTAGCAGGCTGGACTCCTCCTCCTGAGAGGGAGCCTGATAGTGAGCGCTAAGAGCGTCAACGCTAAGCTCCTCAGCCTCTCAACATGGGAGGGTTACTTCATGGATATGGCGACCCTTGTTTCATCTAAGTCTAAGGATCGATCAATAAAATGTGGCATGGTTGTTGTCGGGGAGGGCAATACCGTGTTGGCTACAGGGTACAACGGCTTCCCCCGTGGTGTGGATGACTACAACGAAGACTACCACAAGCGACCCGAGAAGTACGCATGGACCGAACACGCTGAGCGGAACACAATCTATAACGCAGCGCGTAATGGCGTCAAGCTGCTAGGTGCCAGGGCCTACATCACTGCACACCCATGCATTGAGTGCGCCCGTGCCATAGTGCAAGCTGGTATTGTAGAGGTAACCATACCAACGAAGCTCCATGATCCGTTCTACTTGCAAGGACGATGGTCAGATTGGGAAGAGTCGTTATTGAAGGCAAGAGAAATCCTGAAGGCAGGACGTGTGAGGATGGTAGAGTATGGCGTTTAATAAGAAAGGCCGGTGGCAACCGAAGACCAGGGAAGAGGTAACCCACTTCGTTAAGTCTTTGAATGAAGAGGAACGTGTTATACCTACTGACATACAACGTGTTATACCTACTGACATACAAGAACACATTGACGCTCTTGGTGTGAAGATTCTAGAAACAAATAGTTCTTTGATCCGGTCTAATACAAACCGAACTCGTAGCTTTATGTCTGTCTTAAATGAAGGTGTAGTCCCTGTAGACATTGTTATACCTGTATACGGTGGACTACAGGTGGTAGTAAGTTGCCTTCAGTCTGTTCAGGCTAGAACACAATGGCCCTACAAGCTCATCATTGTTGATGATTGCTCACCCGATAACCAGACCAAAGTATGGCTGGCTCAGTGGGCAGAAGCTAATCCACAACATACGGTAATCTTTAACAAGAAGAACCGTGGGTTTGCTGCTACGGTTAATAGAGGGATAGCAGCAGGAGAGAACCATTACATCTGCGTGTTGAACTCAGACGTAATCGTAACCGACGGTTGGATGTTTAAGATGGTGCTGGCATTGAAAGCAGATGAGCGTAACAAGATAGTTAACCCGTGTACAAACAACACGGCCCTTATTAATGTCAACCTTCAGCCAGGGTATGACTACAACGACATGAATCGTGCGCTTGAAGTTCTATCTCCCCACGATTACCCATCGATCATGCCTACTGGGTTTTGCTTTATGATGGAGCGGTCTCTGGTTGATATGATCGGTACCTTCGATGAAGGGTACATCTCTTACGGAGAAGAGACCGACTTCTGGATGAGGACAATCACTCGAATCGTTGATGGGAGGGTTTCTAATTGGAGAGCAGTACTGGCCGATGATACATACCTCTTCCATGAGCGAGGCACATCCTTCAGTATCATGCCAGATGAAGAACACATGGGATTTAGAAAGTCAGGAGCCTCTCGCTTCCATGCTATCTGGCCTCAGTACGCTCAGTTGTCTAAGACGTTTGATATCAAGAAATCCTTAGCTCAACTCAGAACCCCTGTTGCAGACCATATTATCCAGAAGCAGAACCCTAAGTATCGTATATGCTTCGTAGTCTATAGTACTGAGAATTGTGGTGGTATGAAGGTCATTGCTGATATCGTTAACTACCTTAATGAAAACAACGTTGAAGCCAAGGTAGCACACATTAGGAGAGACCCTTCGATTAAAACGGATCTTCTTCCTTCGTTGAGAACAGCTCCCATTATCTTTGAAGGTGTTCCTGATTTCGTTCAGAACTTCAATGAGAGAGTGTTTGCTGAGGGAGTTGAAGGGATAGTCGTCGCAGGCACCGGGGAGCTGATGTCGACAGTAGCTGCCGTTACAGTCGATAACCCCAATCTTACGTCACTTCACTTCTCTCAGAGCGACGATGTCTCCATCTCACCAACAAAAGAGATGTCTGATAATATCGCTAATGCGAACAAGCTTGCCGATTACACCATCACCAACAGTAAGTGGACCGCTGAGAAGATGGCTAAGTCTGTTGAAGTCTCAGGGTATGCATCCATAGGGTACGACAACCTGATGTTCTATCCAAAGAACAGAGACTCAGGAGATGAGCGTCCTACCGTTCTAGTGTCTCTCGGTAATATGATGTATCCTTTCAAGGGTAATGAACGAGGTATAGAGATGTGCCGTGAGTTACATGCTCTTTGTAAAGAGAACAAGAAAGAGATTCGGATACTAGCAAACGGGATTGATCAGATTACAGACTGTCCGTCTATCATTGGATTGGGTGTTATGAATCAACCTAGGTTCGCTAAGGTTTTAGGGACTGAGGTGGATATCTACTGTGACCCTGCTAAGAATCATAGTTACGGCCTACCCTCTCTCGAAGCAATGGCTTCTGGTGCGGTGCCTGTGTGTTGGGACAACAAGGGTATAAACGAGTACGCCATTGATGGGCTGGATGCTATAATTCTCCCTAATCGTACAACCTCCAAGGTTATGGCTGACCGTATCTACAATCTACTGTTCAATGAACCTAAGAGGTTTGAGGGTCTTCGACAAGAAGGACAGAAGACAGTTAGAAAACTCACTAGACAAAAGGGAGTGGTGGACTTTGTACGTCTCATGGAGAAGAAGCTTGAACTCACCATTGAGCCTAAAACAATTGCGGTTATTACTCCCCATCTACGGAAGTACGGTGGACCAACAACCATTCTAGATACAGCTAACCTCCTTAAGAGGGCAGGCCATAACGTCGCTCTTTATACCATATACCCAGACATCTCTCCTGCTGTTCAGGAGCGGGCTGAGGTTCCTATTATGGTGAACTGGAAGAACATTCCTCCTTGTGATCTGTTGATCTCGAACTCCGACAATGAACACAACAAGGAGTTCACGGAGATGGCACACATCAAGAAGAAGGTCATGCTTAAGCTGTCTCATAACGAAAGGTTCAAAGTACTGGAGGCTAACTCATTGGATCTGAAGTGGGACGCTGTCGCAACCAGTACTAGCTGGCTCAAGGAAGCATGTGAGAAGGTAACAGACGGGTGGAAGTATAAAACTCAACCGGCAACTAGGGTGGGGTGGTACCACTACGGCCACAGCATATTCAACACAACGGCAGACCGAAGGAACTTCGGAGATAATGAGAAGGGTATGACTATCGGTACCCTTATCCATGCTCACCCCCTAAAGGGAACAGACGAAGCACTGCAAGTTATGCAGGCCATGGGCCAGAAATACCCCGGCAAGTTTCAACTTGTTGCAGTGGGTGAGGTTGTTGATTTCGCAAAGAATAAACCCAAGTGGTTGAACTACGTGCTGAATCCTTCTAGAGATGAAATGTCTCAAGTAATGAGACAGGTAGACATCTGGATCGTTGCGTCACATACAGAGGGACTTGGACGTATGACATTGGAGGCCATGTCTAGTGGGTGTGCTATCGTGTCTACGGATACGGGCGCGGAGTTCTTGGAAGATGGAAAGAACTGCTTGCTTGCTGAGGTCGGTAACGTAAACGATCTTACAAAGGCGGTTGAGGTACTGTACTTGGAAACAGAATTCAAACAGGAAATAGTAACGGCCAGTTATGCTACAGCAGTAGCAGCGGCTGACTCGAAACAGTATGTAAAGAACTGGAACAAGTTGATAGGAGGTTTGTTTTGAATACAGAGGAACTACTAGATTTAATTGATGAAGCAT